CATCGGATTCCACCATCGGATTCTGTTCATATACTTTTTTTCAATACTTTTTTACTTTTATACTTTTTCTAAAATTGCATTCAATACAATTTTAGATTTCACTTTTATTACATTATTTATTCTGCTATCGAACATTATGGCCTAATATTAAACTATTGTACCTTTCTTCTTCTATTCCTTGTGCATCTTGTATAATTCTACGTATAGGTCTACCAATAGGATAATTATTACCATATCTATGATGCATTAAAGCAGATATATATATTGCTTGAGTTTCTGGTTGTCCATTACGAATTAAATATTGAGTAAATTCTCCTAATTCATCTGTAGGTTGTGGTTGTGGTAGTTCTGGTAATTCTACTCCTCTTCTTTTTAATTCACGTAATATAGCAGGTGCATGGTCTGGTAAATTTTTATTTTCACTCAATATTCTATACATATGAGATTGTGCACGTGTTGGTGAACCTACATAAGTAGGCGATTGTCTCGCTTCTCTTGCTTCTCTTTGTTGTTCTCGTCTTCTTATAATATCAATATCATGTGCTCTTGTTGGATCCATTCCACCATATTTTTTACGTATTCCCATTGCAACTTGAGGACCAAATCTTACAATTATTTCATACGGTATTGGTGCACCAGATATTCTGTACATAGCTTTTATACTTTCCATACCTACATCTTCATCATCAATAATTGCTAATTGTTGTGCAACTGGAAGATGTGTAAATATATTTGCACCTTGAAGGATTTCTTGTCTTCCATTTATTAATGCTTGTACTGCATTACGACCTTTTATAGTTTTAATCATATGTTTTACTGGATAATGACGAGGTACATTTCCTTGTTCAGCTTCATGTTGATATTCAAGTTGTTGACGTCTTGGTAATTTATTAAATGCTAAACTTGCTAATGTTGGTCTTCTTAAATCATCTCTTATTCCCATTCCAATAGTTCTTTGTAAATCATGTTCTAATTCTCCTTTAACCATTGCTCTAAGTTCAGGATCACGAAAATTACCAGTAAGTTTATGATTTATATCTTCATCACTTAAATTTCCATTTCTTATTTCAAGTAATAAACGTTTATACATTCTACGTTGTAATGCTGATAAATAATCTTCCATTTCAAGTTGTGCTACTTGCATTGGTACTTCTCTACCTATTGCTTCTTCTCTTGAATACATAACATCTTTATCACGTCTTCGTCTTATCATTCCACCTTTACGTTTACCTTTACGTTTTATTCCACTTGCTACACATGTAGAATTAAATCTATTAATTAATCTTCGTCTTTGTCCTATGTCTAATTGTGCTACTTGTAATTCTGTCATTCCAGTACTTGTTATAAATCTATCATATTTATCCCAACTATCTGCATTAGCATAACTTATATCTAATAAATCAGCAAATTGTCGATGTAATCTCATTATTGCTTCTTGTGCTTGTGCTTGTGCTAATGCTTGTGCTTCTGCTAATGCTTGTGCTTGTGCTTCTGCTAATGCTTGTGCATTTGCTTGTGCTTCTGCTTGTTGTGCTAATACTTCTTCTGATGTTATTTGTGGAATATTAAAATCTCTATCATGTAAAGATTTTTTATTTATATTTTTTGCTCCTTTACCTTTTAATTTCATACCATGTTCTAAACCACGTAATAGTTTTACTTGTTTCATTGCATTTTCTTTTGTTGTATGATGAGAATGTACTTTTCCTGTTATTTTATTTTTTACAGTATAAGCATTTTGATTTCTTATTTTTCTGACAACAAATGGCATACATTTACTAAATATTTTTTTTAGTAAATATATTTGATTTTATATGAATACATTTTGGATTCTATTCTAAATCTTTTTCTGTGTATTGTTTTGTTTTGATAGAAAGAAAAGGATGTAATGGATCATATTTTTTCATTGTTAATTTTGGATTAATAACAACATTTAAATTTGCTTTTAATTCTTGTCTTGTTTTTTCTTCTTCTATCATTGCTTCCATTTTTGATTTACAACATATTTGTTTTACTGGTGTCATTTCAAATGAATCCCATCCTCCATTTTGTCGAATCATTTTATATTTATAATCATCATGTTCTTTATCATTTACATTTGTACATCGACTTTTATGTTGATTTTTTCGAGCATTAAAATTTGTAGTACATCCAACATATAGTAAATCTAATTTTTCTCTATGTTGGATTTTATATATCACTGTCTTTTCATAATTCGGCATATTATTACAAAAGATTTTATTTCAATTCAATATTTGTTAATTTATCAAAATAAATATCAGAAGTAATATTATTTTGTGAAAATAATTGTTCATATTCATTCAAACATGATATTAAAAATCCTCTTCCATCCATTTCAGATCTATGATCTCTATCTAATCGTAAACAATTGTTTATTTTTACACTTAATAAATAAAAAGATTGATATGAATTTAAAGCAATATCCATTTTTTTTGTTATTCCTAAATATAATTCTATAGAACCCATTGTTGCTACTATAAAACCTAAAATACAATTTAGTACAGAAACTATATTTTGTTCCATAAAATTATTTAATCCAATTGCAAAAATTGAATTTAATCCACTTATTACAATTACTGGAATCTTAAAATATTTTTGTAAATAAATTAAATCTAAATATTGTTTTTTTGATATTTCAGCTTGTTGTATTGAATTCTCTTCTATCGCTTGTAATTGATCTTCTACATCTTTACTCCAATTATGTTCATCCGTTTTATCTGTCATATTATCTAATGGATTTTCTTTCACTTCTTCCATACTTTATACTATAAAATATTTAATAAATGTATGAATCCAAAATGTATTCATCTTATAATATATTTATCGGTATTTAAATTGTAATAATTCAATACAGTATTTATATTTGTACCTCTGGATTCTGACAATAATCGTATTTTTTCTGTATCACCTTTTTCTTCCAAATCTTTGATATGCATTTTAAACATATCTCCTTCTGGTAATAATAATTTTAGTTTCAAAAATGGACCTATTTGTTTATGTTTTTTTGGTGGTTCACACATTTGATAAGCATGAATAAATTTTGGATTTCTAATAATATGTATTTTTGATCCATATGTTTTTACTGTTTTATAATTATTTCTTACATAAATACAAACTTTTTCATTTGAATCATAAATAACATAATTTCCCATTGATTTAAAAAAATCAATATCTAAATCTTCATTTCGTACACCATAACAAAAACATAAATAATTTAAGATATATCTATACCATTGACCTGTTTCATATAATTCATCTAATTTTTGTAAAAAAAAAGGTACTGTTGGTAATTTTTTTTCTCTCAATTTTTTTTGTCTATCTTTTGTTACTTCTGTATACAATTGATCACGATATTCTCGCCATATTTCTACATCTTTACCTTGTTCTCTATCTATCAATAAAATTACATTCAATAAATCTAATCTTGTTTGTACAGGATAAGAAGATAAAAAATTTTTAGTTTGTTGTACATTTTCATTAAATGTATAACCATCACGTTTCAATCTTTCTATTCTTTGTTCATAACCTTTTTTTGTTTTCTCTGTTATTTCATGTTTAAACATACTATTACTAAAGATTTATTTTCTGAATCTTTAGAAAAATATATATTTTTAGGAAAATATCTATTATTTAGGGAAAAATTGGATTGGTTGGAATTAAACTATCGAATTATTAAGGAATTCCATTAGAATATAAAAAGTACTTAAAAAGATTTTTTTCTTTATATATAATATGGAATTCAAATGTACAACTTGCGAATTAAACTTTTCTACTTGCTCAAATTTGCGAAAGCATGAACGTACTAATAAACATATTCTTAAATGTCAATTAGCTACTCCTGTTAATCAACAAGAACAAAAAATTAAGGAATTAGAAGAAAAACTACAAATGGCTGAATTTAAATTAGCAACTCAAGATAAACTCATTGAATGTTATCAAGATATTATTCGTACATTTAAATTAGATGAATCCAAATCAGAACCAAAAGTAGAATCTATTCCAGAAATTAAAAAAGTAAAAAAAATTAAAATACCAAAAGTAGAATCAGAATTGGTAGAAATTGAAATAAAAGTAGAACCAAAAGTAGAATCCAAAACAGTAGTAGTTGAATCCAAACCAGAACCAAAAGTAGAATCCAAAACAGTAGTGGTTGAATCCAAACCAGAACCAAAAATAGAATCCAAAATAGTAGTAGTTGAATCCAAACCAGAACCAAAAGTAGAATTAAAATCAGAACCAAAATCTAAAAAAACATTTAAGAAAACAAAAGATACATTTAAAAATTTTTTAGATCAAGAACCTTTGGGATGTTTGAGAGAAATTTATGGTACATATTTTCCAGATTGTGAAGAAAAATATAAACTTGCATTGAATGAATGGTTTGAAGAATATTATGAAGAACGAAGAAATATTATAATTGGAGATTCTCCCAATGATCCAAAAATCTAATTTTGGATTCATATTTTTGATTTAAATAATCACATGCAGATTTTCTACTAATTACTTTACAACCACAAGCTAATGCTTGATTAATTCGATGTATTTCTAATGCTGATTTTTCAAAATAAGGTATATTCAAAACATATTTTGATTTTACTAATAATTCTAATAAATCATTTCCATATATTGTATATGCAAAATGAATATTTTTTGTAGGATATTTTTCTTTGAGTAAGGCCTCCACTCTTTGCCTTTCTTCATTAGGAAATCCATAAAAAAGAATATCAATTGGATTCTCACAAGTTAAATAAATATTATCACGATTCATAAATTCAAAATCAATCAAACCAACACATTTAATACCAAATTTTTGTTCTACGTAGTATGCTGTATAAGGCGAGTATTGCATCGTAGGATGTCGTTTTTGTAAATAAATATAATAACGACCTGCTTCATCATTTGGATCATAATATTTACTTGTTATATTTTCACCATTTACAATAATATATTTTACTTGATTTTTAAAACTGAATTCTATCAAATGTTTAGAATTAATAGCACTTCCAAAACAAATAATTGTTTCATTTGCTCTTAATTCTTGTAAAATTGGTATTTTTAATCGTAAAGATAAAAGAGTTGCATTTTCAATGTATACTGTACTGAAAATACAAATAGCTGACATATTATATTATTTAGATTTTATTTCAAATTATCATTTCTTAATCAAACCTGTTTCTACATCAACAACAAGTTTATCAAGGTACATAGTGAAGACAAGAAGAGATATAGTAAGTTGACTATTGTTGGTAAAAGAGATGTTAAGATTTCGAGTCGAAGCTTTGTCGGCATCACGGCAACGTTTAAGATCCACGTAATAAACACGATTATTTTCCCACCAACTTTGAGAAATAAGTCCTGCACCAATACCAAGATCAGAACTGGTAAGATTATCAGCAAGAAAAGTTTGTTCAAGGAAATTCTCATAAGTGTAAAAAAGAGTAGAATTTAGTACATTCTGACCTCCAAGTGTTACTTGCAAATTGGTGAGGGAAATAGGAGCAAAAGTTGCAGGGCATGTATCCAAAGGAGATCCCCATTGAGCAAAGTTAAATGCAGTAGATCCACCTACACTGGTTACCTGTGATGGTGAAACCAATGGAATAATAGCAATTGCAAGAGGATTTTTAATACCACTCTGTACCAACTGACTAAATGATGATCCACTCGAGATTCCATCATACTGGTTTGTAATTATTTGTTCATAAACTACAAGTTTAGAACGATTTTCTTCAACATAGCGAAGAGCTCTCGATGGTTCCATTTTAACAAGCGAGTAATAAGCACGGCAAGCAGGCATAGGATGGTTTGGTACGTTAAGACCAATATTAATACCAGAACCACCACCTACAGAAATAGCAGTAGAAGGAGCACGTGCAATAAAGCAACCACCAATAATGTAACCAGTTGTAAGAGGAACTGATGCAGGATTTACACCAGCACTTGGTGCAGTACCAGAAGCACCAGCTACATTGTTAAAAGTAAAAGGGCAAGTATTTGCAAAAGTAGATTGGAAAGCACCACCAACCGATACAGGTTGAATAGTTTGAGTAGAAAGTGTAGGGTTTGTTACTTTTGCTACACAACTACCTGTATTGAAGTAAATTCTCATGACAGCAGACAATTTACGAACAAGACCAAGTTTATCCATCACATCACAAAGATACTTAAGAGGAATAATAGCTACATCATAGTAAGTAATTACGTTACCAATGTACGAAACATATGCTTTGTATTCAGTTTGTAGCTGAGTAGCAGTCATAAAAGTAAGCTGTGAGGTTGAAGGAGTTCCCCACAAAGATTGAGCAGAAACAGAAGGTCCACTCGTTAAATCAGCATAACGAGAAATACGATTTGCAATAGCAGTATTAACACATCCTTGATTCATGACAGAAGAAGCCAAACTCTGTGTAGAAGTACCAGCAGAAACAGCAGTGTAAGGAACATTGTTTAGCAAACCAGCACCTGCTACGTTAGCAGGAGTTCCTGAAACAGGTGAAACTTGGTTAAACTGCATCGATTTTTCATTGTCTAATACTTGATTGTAGTTAAGAGAAGTACCAAAAGTATTAAGATCAGTAGTACTCATTTGAGAAAGAAGACGAAAACCTTGTACTACATTTACAAATGGTTGAGTATCATTAATAACTTTACCATCAGCTTGTATTTCAATTTGATGAATCAAGTTTTGGAAGTTAGATTTAAGAGACATAGTAGCATACCCAGCACAGCCACCTGCTGTCGCGGCCGACCCCCCTAATCCTAAAGAAGAAACAGTAGGAAGTGTTACTTGAGCACCAGCCGAAGTAGCAAAAGATGCAGTCATGACAATAGGTATAGTTAAATACATATCACCAGCATCAGTAAAACCACCAGAGTTGTAAATAGAAGTAAGATCGAATTGTACCTGTGTTAAACCAGAGTTATTTGCATAAACACCATTGTTAATATCATTAATGTAGTTCCATTGTTTATCCGTGTACGACGAATAAGAATCTACCGATTGAGGTTGGGACGATTTGCTAAACTCGTAGTTGTCAGAATTCATTCTTTAACCTTAGAAAAAAAATCTTCTAAATATTTTTTTTATTTTTTTTATACTTCTTTATATATGAGCGTAGATAAACTTACTTTTAGAGACTTACTACTTGACAAAAAACTGGAAGATATCTCTAAACATTCATTACCAAGTAAAGAAGAACAAGATGAACCTTCAACTACTTTATCGAATACTGTTGTATCAAATATTAATTTAAGAGATGTAGGAATAGAAGAACAATTACAAAAAATTAGTAGAAATACTATTAAAGATGTATGGGGTTGGAAACCAACACCTATTAAAAGTCATGTAACACAAGAAATGATACAAGAATATCAAGATGAATTAGAAAGAAATGTGTATGATGATCCAATTACAGGAAAAAAATTTAAATATGCACCAGCAAATACTGATTTTACTTTAGAAGAACCAGATTTACAAGCTACATTAGATGAAACAACATTGAACCAAGATTTAGCACAATTAGCAACACAATATAAACAAATGGAAAAAGCAATAAGAATAGCATATGATAGTATTCAATTTATTCGTAATAGTGAAGTCATACAAGGAAGAGATTCTAAAAAATTATTAGGAGAATTTGCAGAATTTATGGAACCACCAGAAATTTTAAAATTACGTGAAAGAATTGAACTCCTAAAAAGTGGATTGGTAAATATACAAGCACAAATGGATTATTTAGAATACATAAAAACAAATAATCGTGTAATATTGAGTGAAAATCAAGCAGAAATAGATCGTGTACGTAAATCAAATCGTCAATTGTTAAAAGAAAAAAGTGATGAAATGAATTTATTGAATATGGGAAAAATGAATATACAGCAACAACCTAATGAAAGTGATGAAGATTTTAAACAACGTTTAATTGATGTAGGACAAGTTGAATTTGATGAAACTTCTGTACAACAATCAGCAGAACGTCGTACATTAAATAAATTTAAAGAAAATATGAAAGAATTGACACGTAATAACATGTTAGTAGAACAAATTATTAAAATGGTTACACCTCAACGATTATTTGAATACAATAAATTTTTTTCTATACTTTCTACAAAATTTAAAGAAGTTTATGGAAGAGCAAAATTAACAGAAGATAATGCAAGAGAATTAGTTCAATTTTTTAATGGTCTTATTGGAAAACAAGTAACTGAAGATTTATTAACACCAGCACCAGCACAAGCACCATTATTAGATTTTGGTTTACCACCATTACCAGTATTAGCACCATTACCTATATCTGCACCAATGACACCTATATCTGCACCAAAAACACCAGTACCATATAATCCATATAAAATGACAAAACAACAACTTATTGATGAATTTAAAGAACGATATGGAAATGAAAGAGGAAAATTATTGACAAGTAATTTATCAAATGGTGTACCACCAAATCGTTCTGATATTATAGCAAGATTATTAGATAGAGGAATTATTCAAGGTGAAGATTCATATGAACAAGTAGTACAACAAAGACGAGTAGGTCGTCCTGTAGGATCAGGTTTTTTAGAAGAATTACCTAAATTTGCAGGATTTGGTAAAATAGCTATTAATCCAAGAGCATTGTATTATGATAATGATTTAATTGTAATGAAACACAATAAACATCACATAAATGGATACAATAAAGTAAAAGTAAGTGATCATTTTGTAAATGCTATTATGAAATTATTAAAACATGAAATACCAAAACATGAAGATTTGAAACATTTTGATTTGAAAGAAAAAGAATTATACGATATGGTAATTCATTTAGCAGGTTTACATAAAAGAGTAGAACATAATTTAGATCGAACAAAACAATCTATGAAACATCGTTTTGAATTACTTGATGGAGAACTTAATGCTGGTAATAATAATCGTGAAATAAAAAAAGAATTAAAAGATTTAGTACATAAAATGGCTTATGCTGGTATGATTTCACATCATGAAGCCCATCAATATCTTTATCCAAACATGAGAAAAAAATCTAAGAAATAATCTTTAGTAAGAATATGTACCACGAAGCCCACATTGCCTCTCTTTCTGCAAAACAAATTAGTCGATTACTCAACGGTCATCCTGTAAGAGTAAAACATGGAAGTCATCACAAAATACATCTTTCAGCAGAACATCATAAAAAATTGCATAAAGCACATGCTAAAGGATGTGGTACAACAGTACAATTAGATCCATACGCTATTGAACAAAATCAGCATTTACGTGCTGGTAAATTAGGAAAAAGTTTTGGTAAATTTATTGTAAAAGAAGGACTTGAACCTCTTATTACAGCAGGAGTACAACGTGGTATTCGTGGTATTCAAACAGGTCATGGTTTTTACAAAGATGTTGGTAAAATGGCTAATCCTCTTATTCCATCATCTATGAGAGGAATGGTTCATGCAAATATGGAAAAATTTAAACCAACTATTAAATCAGCAAGAACAGTTGGTGGTAAAGTCAATCGTGTTAAAAAATTCAATAAATGGATGGGTGCTTTAGGTAAAACATTTAAATCAGTTGCTGATTATGTAAAACCTGTAGCTAAACCACTTTTACAAGGAGCTACAAATTTAGCTTTACAACGAATGGGACAACCAAGTATTGCATCTACAAGAGGTAGACCACGAGCACGAGCATTACTACCAATGGTAGCTCAAGCACATGCTTTACATGCTGATCATTATCCTTCTTTGTCAGAATTAGATTCTGGTAATGAATTAGGATTACCACCACTTCCTGATAATTATGAAATACCTTATGGTAAAGCATACGCCAGTGGTATAAGAGGACGTAAACCAAAACCACAACGTCCTAAACGTGTTATGTCTGAAGCACAAAAACATGCATTAGCAAAAGGTCGGCATGCTTTACGTCTAAAACTTGAAGAAATGGGAGCAGGACGTCCACCTTTACAAGGAACATATTTTATGGAACATTCAGGAACATCACTTGCTCCAGCAGGATATACAATATCTCCAGCAGGATATGTAGGATAATAATTTCTTATGATATTATATGAAAGCAGGATCTTTAACTTCTCACCAATTACAAGGATTATTGAATGCAAGTTATGATAAAAAAATACGTAATATAGATGGATTTCAACAAGATAGATCTTTATCTACAAAAACATCTAAAGTGTATGTAAATCCAGAAACAGGACAAACTGTAGTAGCTCATCGAGGTACAGCTGGAATTACTGATTGGGGAAATAATCTTGTCTATGCTTTAGGAGGTAGAAAAGCATACAAACATACAAGTCGTTTTAAAGAAGCACAAAGTGTACAAAGAAAAGCAGAATCAAAATATGGAAAAGAACATATATCTACTATAGGTCATTCTCAAGGAGGATTACAAGCAGAATTATTAGGTAAAAGAGGAAAAGAAACAATCACATTAAATAAAGCAACAAGACCATTTGCAAATACTCCTGCAAAAAATCAAACAGATATTCGAACACAAAATGATCTTGTTTCTGCTTTGAATCCTTTTCAATCCAAAAAAGATTCATATTTAATTGAATCTAATTTAAATCCATTATCTGCTCATTCTATTGATACATTGGAAAGAACAAATGAAGTTTTTGGAAAAGGAATAAAATTAAAAATGGGAGGAAATAATGTTACAAGTAGTGATGATATTGATAAAATGTCAAAAAATATTGTTGGTTATAAAGGATGTTTTACAAAAGAAGAATTGCCTAAAATACAAAATGGATTCTATGTAATTAATTTGAATGGACATAGTCATTGGACATGTTTAATGAAAAAAGGTGATCGATGTTTTTATTATGATTCTTTTGGATTTCCAGCACAAGAAGAAATAGAAAATAAAATGGGAGAATATATTTACAATGGAAGAGATAATCAAGATTTAGATTCTACTTCTTGTGGCTTTTATTGTATTGCTTTTATGAAATTTATGCAATCTCAAAAAAATCCAATAAAAGCATTTCAAACATTTGTACAACTTTTTGATGACAATACAAAAAATAATGATGCAATCCTAAAAGTATTAATAGAATCCTAAAAAGTTTTTACGAAGATGAGATACTTTACCACCTTTAAGATCAATCATAAAAAAACTTCTTGGTTCATTTGTAGCATCTTGATATAGATGTTTAAAATGTTCTTTATCAATATCATAAATATTGTGATTTTTAAGAATATTATTCATAGTAACTGTATCATTTAATTTGAATACAATAAAATAATTAGCATTTCTTGTGATAATTTTTGGAATACTTGTATAATTTTGAGCCATAGCCCATACTGTAAATCCAGCTTTTCTACCACCAGTAAAATATTCATTTAATTTTTTCATTTCTTTTGGTTTTAAATTAATAAAATCATCAAAAATAATAAGTTTTTCATGTTCACGATCTTCTTCAAATGTTTTTAATTCTGGTAATTCTGCAATATCTGTAATTACTTGCATACCATCAATTTTTTGTTTTAATAAATTATATAGTGGTTCATCAGAAGAAACAGGATTAAAAAGAATAATTTCATAAAAAGCTTCATCTTTTCTTGCTAAAAAATCAATTAAAGCATTTGTTTTTCCAACACCTGTACCACCAATGCAAACAATCATAGATTTTGGTAAAATGTGATGTTTTTTAAAATGTTTATCTACTTTAGATACTGATTTTAAATGTTCAGGTAATTTTTCATACCAATTTGCAACTTCCATGTTATATTCGAATATTTAATTTTTCTAATTTTTCTATAATTTCTACTTGTTTTCCTTTATTGTTTATTAAAATAGATATACATACATTTGTATCTTGCATGGCTAATGCATTAAAATTTTGATCCATAAATACAATTCTTAAAAATTGTTGTGATCCTCCAGACATTCGAAGCCATTTTAATGCAGGTGGTGTATAATTGATATTTGAACCAAAGGTTGCACCTGAAGGTATATTAATAGTATCTAAAATATCTGTTGGTACTCCTACTTGATTATCTACTAAACTACATCGAACAATAAGAGAATTTACATTACTACCTACTGGAATAGTATTATTTAGAGTTGAAGCAGATGCTGTAATTGTTGTAGGATATGTTCCAGCAGTATATCCAATTAATTTACCAAAAGTAGAAGTAGATGGAATAATTAATTGTGGACAATAAGAAGTTGTATTAAATCCAACCCAATTTGCAGGAGCAGTATATCCTGATGGTAATGTTCTTGGTACTAATGTTGTAATTAATTGAACTCCATAAGTATTTACATTGTATAAAAGAACTAAATAATACACATATTGACCTAAACTATTGATAAGATATAAACCATTTGTAATACAAAATTGTTGTATATAAGCGTTAATATCTGTAACAGTAAAAAATCCTTCATTTAAAGTAATGGTATAAGTTTGACCTGAAGAAGAAGAAGTAGGAAATTTGATTTGAAATGTTTGATTATTATAAGCTTTACTTACATTAAACCATGAATATGGAATTTGTAAATTAGATATACAAATTTCTGCTTCATCTAAAATTTGAAGAGAACCATTAATAAATTGATATTGATAAGTATTATTTGCAATAGAATTATTGGTATTTAAAACCAAATTATAAGCCATATATTAGATTTAGAAAATTAATAAGCCCCAATAGCAATATAATTAATACCCCATTGTAAAGAACCAGTTGCAGATTGTGATGTATTTTTTACCCAATAAGTAAATCCTGTTGTAGATATACTATCAGCCACTGTATAAATAAGAGCATTTGTGACAGTATTGGTTGTCGTGCAAATACCAGTAACCGTAACAGTAGGAACAGCACTAAAAGCAACAGGAAATGTAACCGTTTGACTTGTTGCTGTAGCACTAAGAATGGACGGACTTGTTTGAACATCTCGTCCTGTTTGTGTAAAATATCCAGTTCCTGATGTAAGACTGGTTAAGTTTCCTTTGTCGTACGAGATACCACCTGTAAAAAGATATAATCCTCTATTCATGATTGTAGAGGATACTAATGTAGCAGTAGTTGAAACTGGACTGGTTGATGTATTTGTTGAATAAATACAAAGTCCAGATAATGAGGAAGATGTTCCAGAATAACATACTAAATCTAATTCATTTTTACCATATAAATTTGAATTAAATTGTCCTCCTGTTTCATTTCTTTGTGCTTTATTTATAAATGTTTGTGGAGGTGTACTCATATAAAAATTACTTTGATATATTCTTACTCCATTATTGACTTGTAAAAGTCCTTTTGTTGTAATTTGGCTATTAGCATTTGTATTACCCATCCATATTTGACTTGCATTATTTGAACCAATTACCATTTCTTGGCTTACTGTTGCCGTGTCAATATTTGGTAAAGCTGAACCTCCATTGCCTAAATTATTTATAAGAAAACCACCAATACCATTTAAATTATTTTGATTACCTATATATACTCCTTTTGTAGATGTAGCATCTTGATATATACCAATATCATTACCTGAGTTTGAAGTAATAGCATCAGTTGTAAATTTAATATTAGCAATTCTATTTACATTTGTAGAATTTCCAAGTATTAAAGAACCAGTTTGTGTTGAACCAATATTAATATTATTTGCAGGATTAATAGAAGTAATATTTTGACCTGTAAAATTATATGCACCAACATTTACACTAAGTGAACTTGTACCAAGAGCAACACTTGTTGTACCATTTGTTCCAAGATATAAGGGAACACTATTTCCATCAATTAATCCACTTGTTCCATTAGTTTGCATGTATAAACTATTACTTCCTGCAGTCAATGCACCATTTATTTTAACAGAATACAAATTATTACTATTACCAATATCCATATTACCACTTGTACTTGTTCCAAGACTAAAAGGAACAACACTACTGGTAGCATCTATAGATCTATCACTAATTGTAATATTAGCAGTTCTTAAATTTGTTGTACTACTTCCTAATTGAATTAAAGTTCCTGCTGAATTTGTGTATAAAGATATTGGATCACTGTAAAAAAATGGTTGAATACTATCTGTAATAATTCCACTTGCAAATGATGAACCACTATTACTTGGTGTTGTTCCAGTTTCAAAAATAGTAGGATTAAAATTTAAACCTGAAAATGAATATAATGGCGGATTGTAAGCTGTCATTATATTAAAAAGATAAAAAAAAATGATGATTTATGCTATTTTAACTGCTCTAAAAAAAGAATTGGATACATTAAATGGACCAGTTCCTCCATTATAAGTAGGAGTTAAATTATAAGTAACTGTTGTATTATCTGATTTTGTAAAATATTGTGTTAATTGACATGTAAAATTTGTAGTATTCATAGGACAATATCCAGTAGCAAGACCTGAAAATGATACAGTTAAGTAAAAAGTTGTAGGATTTAAAGTACAATTTACTTGTAAAGCAAACATAAAAAGATATACTCCAGCCGTTGAAATTGTAACACTTGATAATGTTGAATTAGTAGTTGGAAGTGTAGCAGGAAATGAACCTAAATAAGAATAACCAATCATTGAAGTTGATGAAAAAGATGGTAAAGTTGAATAACCCATAGAAATAGGAGAATTGATAGTAAGAGTAGAAGTAGTAGAACCAAGTGTAATCGTTCCTGTTGATCCAACACCATTTAAGATTTGTACATTAGAAGCAGTATTTGTACCATTATTAATATGAACTGATCCACCTGCAACATTAGAATTACCATCTCCAATGTGAATAATCTGACTTCTTCCACCTAAAACACCAATGTTAATTACTCCTGTACTTGTAGAAGCAATATCAAGAGTAGAACTTGTTGAAGTAGTAGCAAGACTATTTGTAGCAATACCTGATGAAAATGTTTCTAAAGCAGTAGCCGTATCAGCCGTTGTTTTTTGTAAATAAAGAGCATTAGCTTGTGCTTGTGTAAGATTTGAAGTATTAGAAGCAAAATAAGCAGGGTTGTATATGCTTACAATATAAGTAGGGGCATTATAAGCGGACATATTATAGAATTATAAAAAAAATCTATTCTTATAATATGGCTTACACATTAGTTCTTAATAGTTCGAATAATGTAAATACACAAACAAATACTCAATTTAAATACAACTTTTTAGGAGGAAACTTTGTAGCAGAAGATATGGAAATGTGTGTTTCTGCTGTTACCATTCCTTATTCTTTTTTCAATGTATCACAGTATTACAATAATCAAACATTTCAAATTCTTTTTCCTACTGTTGCAACAACATCAACATTAACAATTACTTTACCAGCAGGTTTTTATACTGTAGCAGATATTCAAAATTATATACAAAATCAATGTATAGCAGGTGGTTATTATTTAATCAATGCTTCAGGACAATATGTTTATTATTTAAATGTAACAACAAATGTAACTTATTATTCAACACAACTTGTATGTACTAAAGTACCAACTACATTACCAAGTGGTTGGTCTTATGCTACAAGTGGAACATATAGTGGAGCAGGAGGTTTACCATCTTCAGCAAATCAAGTACCACAATTAGTAATATTAAGTACAAATACATTTGGTACAATTATAGGATATGTAGCAGGTACTTATCCATCATCAGCAACACAAGCCTCAGGAGTATATACTACATTAGGAACAATTACTCCAGTTGGATCAACTGTAAATTCTCTTGTTATGAGATGTAGTATTTTAAAGAATAATGTAACTGTTCCAAGTGATATTTTAGATGGTTTTCCAATTAATACAACATTTGGTTCAAATATTAATTATACTCCTGCTTTTGAAAAATGGATTTCTGTAAATAATGGAACATTTAACAATTTTACATTAAATTTTGTAGATCAGAATTTAAATACAATTTATGCAAATGATCCAAATATTGCAGTAACTTTATTAATTCGAAAAAAACGAATGGAAAAATAATCTTTCTTTATAGAATGAAACATTTACTTGCTATGGCTCATTCTCCAAAACATTTTCACAAACTTCATCATTTTCATCAAAAAGCAATAGAACATGCAAGTTATCTTCATGGTAAGGTACATTCTCATTTGCATCATGCTAAACATCATTTAGGACATTTAGAACATAAATTGCATCATGTAAAACATCATGTTGGTCAACTACATCATCATGCAAAGCATCATGTTGGTCAACTTAAACATGAATTAGGAAGTGGTGCACAAAAAAGATTAACTTATGAAGAAGAATTACTACGTGGTCAAGGAAGACGTAGACATGCTCTAAAATTTAAATAGTGGAATCCAAAAAGTATTCTATATGAATTCTTTCATCCATAAAGGATCAGAAAGTGGTGGTAATTCATCCATACCTTTACAAAGAATATGTGTACGAACAGAAGATTTCCACATTTCAACATATGGATTTTGATCTGTATCTTTAATCATTTCCATGATATCATTATCAGATAATGATTCAATGGTAATTTTCAATTTTTGTATTCTATCAAAAGCATCTTTTTTTTGAAATTTAGTACGTTCTTCTTTTTCAATTTGTTTTATCATTTGTTCTTTTTTAATTTTTTTTTGAACTTTTTCTCTTTCAATTTCTTCTTCTTCTTTTTCTTCTTTTTCATTTTTTTCTTTTTTACTTTTTTCAGGATGAAGTGATTGTAAAATACATATTAATTGCTTAATTTGTTGATCTTTTTCATCCAATTTTGTATTGTAATAATGTTTAATGGATTTATTATGATTTATAAAATTAATTTCTATTTCAAAATATTTTTTGCAAATAGAACATTCAAATACCATATACTATATTTAGAAAATAAATCTCTAAATGTATTCAAAAAGTATTCTAAAGTATAATATATGTTTTCATGTCCTCATTGTGGTATTTATATAGAAGTAATAGAAATGAATTGTAAAATATTTCGTTGTGGAATTTATAAAAAAGATGGTACACAAATAAATAGTCATTTATCAAAAGAAGAATGTGAAAAATTAGGAGATACTATATGGGGTTGTGGAGGTGCATTTTGTTATGATGAAGAAAAAAAAATTATGGTAAAATGTGATTATATATAATGGAAATAACAAAAGAATTATTAAAAAATGCAAAACGTTTTAATGTAGAAATAGAACCAAGTACTAAAAAGAATAAAAAATTAGATATTTATAAAGAAGGAAAATATATTTGTTCAATTGGAGATAGTAGATATGGAGATTATCATTTATATAAAAGTATTGATAAAGAAATTGCAGAAAAAAGAAGAATACAATATTATAAAAGACATCATAAGGATTTATCGAAACCATTAAGTGCAGGTTTTTATGCATGGAATATATTATGGAATTAATAGAATAAATAATGTAATAAAAGTGAAATCTAAAATTGTATTGAATGCAATTTTAGAAAAAGTATAAAAGTAAAAAAGTATTGAAAAAAAGTATATGAACAGAATCCGATGGTGGAATCCGATG